TGAAACGACAAGGGCTTCAAAAATACATCGAAACGCTTAAAATCTAGAATTTTACTGCGCCTCGCGCGTATATCCTACGTTTTCGGGGATGTAATATCCCTGGAGATAGTCTTTGCTCCTTTACTCATATTATCAAAAGCCGATAATGGTTGAAGATTCCTATAATGAAAACATTCACGTTGTTGTGCAGGATCGCTTAAATTAAAGTTAGCACAAGCTTTGATATGGTCCACATGCCATAAACCATAATTTTCCCGTGTCATCCAAGGCTCAAATTTAAGTTCTAAATGTTTCCACAATTCTTCAACCGTACAGCCAAGGAGTTTCATAGTTGAAGCTGATTTATTTATACCTTTTAAAGCTTCCCAAACCCTAGTTCTTAAACGACGTTTCAATCTAATACTGGGGTTCGTTCTTCCTTTATGTCTGTTTATCGCATTACGACGGTCTCTATATTTTGCCTCATACTCCTTATTATAATTTGGATTTTTTAAACGGAATTGCCTGGTGCGTTCAATTTCTATTTCTCTATTTTTTAAATGGTATGCTTTATTATATTCTTTTTTGTGTTCTCTATTTTTTAAATTGTATTCATGAAAATATTCTTTATTTTTTAAACGATATTCCTTGTGATATTTTTTCTGACGTTCTTTAGTTTTTAAACGATATTCTTTTATGCTTTTTTTATTTTTTAAACGGTATCGTTTCTGAGTTTCTTTTCTTTTTTCTGGGTATTGTAAATTGTATGCTTTATTCCATTTTTTCTTATATTCCTTTTTTTGTTCTTTAGTCTTTGACATTATATCCACGCTTTCAGTTCTTCGCCCATAACTTGTGAGGCGATATTAATTTTATTTCGTAGG